TGCTTCTCCGCATCAGGAGTTACGCTAATTAGATTTACGCTGTTCTCTTTCATCTAGTGTCTCGTTAATAATGTCTTTTAGTTCTTGTCTTTCTAAATCAGTAAAGACATTTCGTTTTGGTATAACCAATGGTGGATATATTCTCTTTGATTTTGGTTTACCATCACTAGGTAAACTCATTCCTTGTGTATCTATCTTATCCATCTATTTCCTCATAAACTTCGTCGTAATCTGAAATGGGTAGGTAGTAAGATGCAGGGTCGTCAAAATTCTCTTGAGTTGTAGCATATGCATCTACATCTGAATATACTTCAGACTCTAGGTTCTCTACAAGAGATTTTAGATTACTCACAATCAGTTTGAGTTTTTCTTTGTCCATAGGAAGCACATACTCAAAGGTATTATAGCACAAAAAAAGCGGGGTAGCAACCCCGCGAAACGTTTAATTTACTAAAATCCTCCTACAGATTCTTTTACATATCGATTGTTTATCATCACAGTCTATAAGACAACTATAATAATCATTTAAAAGATCGGATTCTTCTATCGAACGATTTAAGGTATGAGTCAGTCGTTCTACGCTTTGTTTCCAACCTGCTAACTGATTGTAGGAAATGAGATTGTGCATAATATCCCTCATTATACGAATATTTACTTTTGAAAAAATGATATAGTAAATTTCATATCATAAGCACCTCTGTTCTATTAGTATTTAGACTGCTTTGTGTTTATTCACTAACATTTGTTAATTTGATAAGTAAATACAAAAAAAGAGAGGGTTTGTAGCCCTCTCTGTAATGTAAGTTAATAAATCACTTAGCGTATACTTGTCCACGATAGCAGAATGTACCGTGAGTCTCCTTCGATTCTACACAACGTGTATCATAATCTACACCACGATATGAGGTGTGGTTAATCTGTGCGTTGTGTAACGCAGATGCCTTATTGATCTGCTTTCGGATTAGATTAAGTGTGTTCATGTTGTTACTCCTAAAGTAATTGGATTTTTAGGTCCGTTCCTTTAGTCGTTTGCGTCCGTCTTCAGACGGATGAACGATCCGTTCCGCGACTTACTTGCGTCTCACCCTAAAGTGAGATGAACGTATGGTAATTATACCATACATTATTTATATTAACAAACGTCTTGTGACATATGTTACCGCTTTCTAAGGTATCCTAGAATCTCCTCCCTAACTTCCATTAGTTCAGGATAACACTCCTGATTATGAGCATCACCTCTCAATTCATGGTCAGGTTTGATAACACTTTCAATGAAGAGATTGAGTGCTCTCCTACGTTTAGCATCTTTAGAAATATCATTCATAGAACTTCTTTTGTTTTAAGGTACTGAAGTGTTTCTTTTATACTGCCAATATGTTTATACCCAATAGCTACCTGAGGGAACTCTGCATCTGAACCAAACTCAGCAGAGAACTGTGAAGTAGTAAAGTCTTTATCTAATTCATACTGATGAAATTCTTCACCAAGACTCTGTAAAAGATGTGTCATACGCTGACATTCTTGATTTCCATTGGAATAAATTACTGCTCGCATTAATCAGTCTCCCTAGATTTGCGGTTAAATTTGATTACATACTTTTCATATTGAGCATTTTCATCACCATAATCGTAGCAATTAGAATGCTCAAGACTACCACCAAGTAATCTCACAACATTATCTAGTTGCCATTCGACAGCAAACTTTTTAAAAGTATCATCAATTCCTTTCGATGATCCTGGTTCATTAAAATTATCCATTGTTCTTTTTTATCCAGCAAGGTTTACATAACGAATTTGTCCAACTACCATCAGGTGCTTGATGTCCTATCTGAGGTGCTTTGTTCGCTGGGACCATTTTACCACACTCAACGCATTTTGTCTCCCACATCTTCATAGTGTTCTGTTTAATCTAGTTTCTGCTTGGTCTGGGAAGTCTCTAGGTCTACTGTCAGCAGCATTATCAGTTCTAGGAGAACCTTCGTTCTTCTTCATAGTATGTTGATAATTGGGTCGGGGGTATCTAATAATAAATGGGTCAGGCATCCAGTATGTTACTTGCCATTCTTGATGGGGACATAGTTCAAGATGCTTCTCTACAGTGTGAGAGAAACTACCGAGTTGAATATACCCGTCATGACTGACACATCTGCCATCGCCAGTGTCAACCAAGAACATCATCTTACTACTCATAGCACTTTTTGTTCTGGGTTGAGATTTTTTACGAATTGCACAGGATTCTTTTCAGACTTGTGAACCCAATGATAGCGCATACATTCAAAGATAGGATCCCAAGTCGGGATACAAACATAATCAATCACGTTGTCTCCAGTCGTCAGGTCTATCCTGCTGGAACCAGTCTTTAATATCTTCCGCACTATCAAATCCCCTTTTGTGATTGGATGGGTCGGGGTCTCCTAGTCCCATCCTATTCAGAAAATCATCTGTGCTACCTTCCTCAATATTTTGAGCAGCTTGACGACGTGCTTTTTGCAACCAGTCTCTAGCAAGGGTATGTGACTTAGCAAGTTTCTGCACCCATACCATATCATCTAATTTAACTTCTTCTCCATTTGCAATTTTTTTACAAATAAATTCTAGTCGTAGTCTATATTGAGTAGATAGCATCTTAGTTACGCAAATCAGATAGGATCATCTTCAACTTCTCTTACCATTTTACTAATTAAATCTTCCGTTCCATTCATAGTCTTAACGGCAAAGATATTAGACTTTTGATATTTCTTTAGATGTTTATACTTCTTCAGAAGTTTATCAATGTCCTCTCTAGGCATCTCAACCTTAACATCAAAACCATCACTCATTTTTTCTTTCCATCATTTTTTGGTTTAAATCCCCAAAGTTTGGGATTCATTTGTCCATATCCAAAATCCATCTTTTTAACTGCACCAGGACCATACTTATCATAATACATATCAAAAAGTTGTGATGTCTTCTTACATCTAGTCAAATCAACCATCTCTACACCATCAACAACATACCAGATTAGTATGGCATCATTGGGGAGAGATTTATCATTTGCCTTTTCTAAGGTAGTATTCTCTTGCAGAATCTGACACCCATAATCGGAGGGAGTAATATTGCTTCCGGTGTCCTCTCCGTTAACCATTTCTTTCTCCTGTTCTACTGCTACTGTCATCCACGACCTCCCCATTGGATATCTGGATAGGCGGTCTCAACAACATCTTTAGTTATCTTATATTTAGTTTGCAAACCTTTATCTTTGACTAAACAAATGACCTGAGATTCCTTTGGGTGAAGTCCCCTCAGTAAGTTGATAAACATCATTTCTCTACGAGTCTTGTTTAAAGAATCGTTACCACCTTTTATATAATGATAAAGATTTTGCCACTCTCTGCGAAGAGAAGTTTTACCTCTACCATCCAAATCTTGACCAGTGGCAGACTCACCACCTTTCATTTCCTTTTCCAAATTGTCTGACAAGGTTCCACTATAAACAGATTGGTCACTAATGTCTCCATAAGGAACTTCACCTTCAGGGACCACCGATACAACAGTCTCATCAAAGTTCCAAATGAAAATTGCCTTAAGAGCATCATGTTCATACTCTTGTAGAACTTCTACTTTTTTTGCTTTAGTTCTTTGCTTACTTGCAAGTTCCAGAACTTCAAATACAAACGGGTTTTGTGGAAGAACTTCATTCTTAGTCGTCTTCGTTGTCTTCGTCGGGCTCATAATCGTTTTCAAATCGTACTGCTAAAATTTCATCGGGTAAAATATTACCATTTTCATCAAACATTTCAGGATGCATATAAACAGGTTGAGTTTGATAAAAATGATCCTTTGCTAACCATCCTACTACACCTCCAACAAAAAAGAACATTATTGAAATGAGTGTACTGATGGTGAGAGTTACTGCTAACATTTCGATTCTCCTACTTTTTTCTAATATCCAAGTAAAAGTTAAAGTGTAAAACAATTTCTCTTCGGAGGAAGGAAACCATTTTTCCAAACTTCACTTGGAAAGTCTTTGGTGGTTCTTGCTTCCTCCTATTTCTTAGTAGCAATTCTACTCCCCGATTTATATGGGGTTCATCATTATTTAGTTTGTCGTTTTCATCGTCGTGGGTTTCTACCATAACTATACTTCCAAGAACCTAGACTAGTTTCTGTTCTCTTAGATGCTTGACTGTTTCAGTACATCCACCAAGAACTTCTTCTCCAAGAATTACTCTAGGGAAAGTTGAACCTTGACCAAACTTTTCATAAAACTCTTCTCTCGAAAAGTCTTGTCTAAGTTTGTAGACTTCATAATCCAACTTTGCTAACTGTAGCACCTGCTCAACCTTAACGCAATAAGGACAACCGTCCCGTGAATAAATTTTGTAAGTCATAATAGTTTTTATTTAAAGATAAAAAAAGAGACCCTAAGGTCTCTGTATTATATCAACTTTTTTCTTGTTTGTAAAGGTCTTCTAGACGTTCTCTACTAAGATCAACATACATTAACTCCTCACCTGCCTGTGGTGCTTCAGGATGACGTGGTTTAGGTTTAGGTTTATTCATCTCTATGTTAATAGATTGAATATTAGCCCACATCATAGCAAAGGCACCACCAGCAATAAGAGCAAAGCATATAAAGTATAGTGTGACTTCAAAACTATTCATCATGCTTCCTGTAGTGATTGAACTGTGTTGTGAAGTTCTCCAATGTCTCGGAGACCTTCGACACTGAACCAGGGGGCATTCGCCCAACTAAATCCTTCACCCATAGTGCTATCGGGTGCTGTGATATACCAGTGACATGATGTGTCTGGCACATCTACAGCACACTTAGACCAGTCGTCACTCCACTGTGGGACTTGCACCCACATCAAAGCAGCAAACATAATACTGAATAGTGATTTAATCATTTGTGAGTCTCCGTTTTATGAGATGGTCTATTGAGAAGTTACCAGCACCAGCAAGAACGATACATGCTGCCCCACCCCAGTAAAGAACTAAAAGTTCCAACAGGTAGATATTAAATCCACCCGTCATAACGGCATGATAGATAGCAAAAGACATAGTGCCTAGGATTGCCAAGGCACCCAGTAGAGTGCCAAGTCCACAGATAATCATCCAACTTCCTATAATCTCAGAAAATGCTGCGATGTAGGAGAAGAAGATTGGGAATGGAAGATGTAATGGTCTTACAAATGCATCCGCAAAGTTTTCAATGTTCTCTAGTTTCTCGTATCCATGATGGATAAGCATGATGCCTACCGACAAACGAAGTAATAAGAGTCCTAGAGATTTAATCACAATGCGTTACCTCTAGGTAGAACTTCTTCTGGAAATACAAACGACTCATGTGGCTGGTCAACTGGTGCCAACCATGCACGTAGTCCTTCATTCAATAGGATGTTCTTGGTATAGAACGTCTCAAACTCAGGATCTTCTGCTGCACGAATCTCTTGACTTACGAAATCGTAAGCACGAAGGTTGAGAGCAAGACCAATAATGCCAATACTGGATGTCCATAGACCCATAACAGGCACAAACAACATGAAAAAATGAAGCCACCGCTTGTTAGAAAATGCAATACCGAAGATCTGCGACCAGAAGCGGTTTGCAGTGACCATAGAGTAAGTCTCCTCCTCTTGCGTAGAATCAAATGCCTTAAAGGTGTTAGCTTGTTCTCCATCTTCATACAATGTGTTCTCTACTGTAACTCCATGGATTGCTGACAGCAATGCTCCACCCAGTATACCAGCAACTCCCATCATATGGAATGGGTTGAGGGTCCAGTTGTGGAAACCCTGAAGGAACAACAGGAATCTAAAGATTGCTGCTACCCCGAAACTAGGTGCAAAGAACCATGAAGACTGACCCAGTGGATAGATAAGGAATACACTGACAAAGACAGCAATAGGACCAGAGAACGCAATAGCATTGTAAGGACGGATACCGATTAACCTAGAAAGTTCAAACTGCCTAAGCATGAAACCAATGAGGGCGAATGCGCCGTGTAGTGCCACAAAATTCCAGAGTCCCCCAAGTTGAACCCAGCGGACGAAACTGCCCTGAGCCTCAGGACCCCAGAGAAGAAGAAGAGAATGACCCATAGCGTCAGCTGGAGTGCTAACTGACGCTGTAAGAAAGTTTGCACCCTCAAGATAGGAACTAGCGAGACCATGGGTATACCAGCTCGTAACGAAAGTCGTGCCAGTAAGCCAACCGCCAATAGCAAGATAAGCAGTGGGTAGAAGAAGAAGTCCAGACCAGCCAACAAAAACGAAACGATCCCGTTTAAGCCAGTCGTCGAGTATGTCAAACCATCCCCTCCTTTGTTGTTGTAGTGTTGATGCTACCATTATTTAAAACCTCCTTTTAAATTTTTTTGTTTTTTGTTTTTAATATCCAAAACTTCTATATGAGATTTGAACATTTTTGGAGTATTGAACCATTCTTGTCGTGCTTGCTCATAACTCTCAAAGATTACACTTGTTTTGTTTGAATAAACAAACCGATAATGATGTCTATCATATGGTTCATCAGAACTTTGAGCAAACCATTTTGGTGGTTCCGGTAAGACATCATCCAAGATTCTTTCTTCCGGATCTAATTTTCCATTCATGAGAATAAGTAATTAAACTTAACATTTGTGAGTAAAAAAGAGGGGGTCCGAAGACCCCCTTGCTTCTTATTGATTATAGCAGATATATCAACCGACCGTGGGGGCAACTAAGGCCACAGGTGTGGACTCAACTGCTGCAAGATCAAGCGGGAAGTTATGCGCGTTTCTTTCGTGCATGACTTCCATTCCGAGTCCTGCACGGTTGAGCACGTCGGCCCAGGTGTTAAGGACACGTCCTTGTCCGTCGAGGATGGGCTGGTTGAAGTTGAAACCATTGAGGTTGAATGCCATGGTGCTTACGCCCAGTGCAGTGAACCAGATTCCAACTACAGGCCATGCTGCCAGGAAGAAGTGCAGTG